GCTGGCTTAACGTAAATTTTACCAGATTCATAAAGATATACGGGAAAGTTTACGGTTGGAGCTGTCAAGTCTGATCTTTCTACGCTATAAAAGTCCGCTCTTTGAAGTCTTTGCGCTTCTATAGGCTCATTCTCACCAACACTAACTGTTCCTAGTTTATAGAAAGCAAATTCAGCAGTATTTGGATTATCGTCGTAAACGACAGGAGTACCTCCTCTTAATAAATCAAATTGTGGCAGCTGAAAATAAGGTATAGTTCCTTGAGGTACGTGGTCACAAAATCCAAAGCATTTGAATAATGCTAGCTTACTATCTATGTCAACCTGCCTATTACTGTAGTCAAGATCTGTTTGAGGTACACGTAATTGCTGGTTTAAATCGTCAAAATATTGCTCAAATATATCTAGTTGAACTTGCGTAGCTGTTTTATTAAACTCATCTGGAGTCATATAACCACGCTGTTCCTTATTTAATACCAGTAAAACGGTCTTATATACATTATCTACGTTTATAGCCATTTTATTTTTTTTTATTCAGAAAAGTTAGTGAAAATTAATCTAGATTTAGATCTTTCTAATTTGTCTATTTTTTCTATTAATAATCTTTGTAACACATTTGGATTTGTGTTTTCTCTATTAGCTAAGATAGCATACACTATACAAGCATATAAAGCCTCTTCTGCTAGTTTTGGAATAGCTGCATTTTCATCAGTAGTCAAAGCGTTTGATAAGTACTTTAATCTAAAATTTGCTTGACCTTGATTGGTTGCACTAAAGTGCATAACTTTAGTAGTATAGTTTATTGCGAATTCATTATTCGATTGACCAGCACCAGTGTATTCAGTCTGAGTGAACGTAACCCCATTTACAACCACAGATACAGTACTTACAAAATCTGCAGGTAGAGTAAAAGTAGCTGGTAAAGTTGCTAATTCTGCTGTAAACTGACTTTTTAAAGTTTCATATGCAAATTCCTGTAGACATCTCCTAGCGTGGAATATTACTTCTGTTCGTTTTGAATCTGGTATAAGTTTACCAGGTCCAGTGTAAGATATTATAAAGTTATTTATTACATCATTTAATGATATAAAAGCGTTGCTTAAAATTGTATCTGCCATTTTTTATTATTTTTGGTCGTTAGCGTTTATTTGTTGTTCTTTATTGTTTGCTAAAGACATAACAAATTGATCCTTAGTCATAACTCCCGCGTAGCCTAATATTTTATCTATTAACATAGGTTGATCTGATTTATGTATTTGAAAGTCGGTGGAGTCTAAAGGATTGTAAATGTAATGGCCTAGTTCTGTATCTATATTAAATCCCCATTTTACATCTGCTGGAAAAAATAAGTAATTTAACTGAATTACACCAACACCATTTGGAATAGTGTCTGGGTATAGTGTTATTTTACCTCCTTCATAAATGTATACGGGATAAAAAGATGTAGGTGCAGTTAAAGGAGATTGATTAGTTGTAAAGAGTTCGTACTGTTGTATTCTTTGAGCTTCTCTACCTGGTATACTAGCGGCTGGACTATTGTAAATAACAGAGCCTAATTCTTGAACTTGAGAGGTAGGTGTAGCTGAACTGCTAACTAAGTCAACGTTTTCAATCTTTTTAAAAATAGATATTTTTTCATCTAACAAAGCCATTCTATCAGCGTAAGCTAAAGAAGTTTGAGGCATCCCAAGTAACTGATTTAAGTCATCAAAGTATTGAGTAAAAATTTCCTGCTGCGCTTGAGTAGCAATCTTGTTGAACTCATTAGGCGTCAACACTCCCCTTTTTTCTTGCTCCAGTACAACTAGAACAGCTTTATAAACTTTGTTTATGTTTATAGCCATTTTGTTTTTTTTAAGTTACTTGTTAAAATATAACCGGCCATATTTATTGACCGGTATATATATGTATAAATATTACACGTTTATTTCAATTTTTTCTCTATAGACTGAAATATTTCAACGCCTTCATCTGTTTTAAAGAACGCAGCCATTGCTGAGTAAGGGTTTTCGTCAAACGGTATAGTCATTAGTTTTTTACCATTACTACCCCACTTAAACATTCTTTGGTCTTGTGATAATTTTATAATGCCTTCTTCAGTTGCTTTTATTGCAAGGTTCCTTAATTGGACATTTTCATCATTAGCTAAGTTTAAAAATAAACCAGGGTTTCTTTTAGCCATTAATATTAAATCTCTTTTTAATTCTTTTGAAGTCATATCAGCAACGCTAGATCCGCTTTCAACTCTTAATATAGCTTCAGCCATATCAATTTCCATGTTTTTAGCAGCGTTTAAAGCGTCAATTTGAATTTCTAAAAAGTCTAATTCATCTACAGCCACAGATACAGGATCAAATTCTGAATATCTTTTACCATTAGCTGGATGATATAGTGATAATAATTTTTGTAAAGACTGGTGTTCTTTAGGTACAGTTAAAATTCCTTTATGGAATACTATATGACCTAATGTTACTTCGCCTTTTTGTTCATCTTTAAGAGGTGACTGCTGGTTTGTAGCAAATCTAATCTCCCTTTGAATGTTACTTTCAGGATCAAACCATAATAAAGGCATCCTTGAAGTGTGTTTTGAGTTTATTGTATAAGTTAAAGGAGAGTATCCGTTCAACAAATAATAATTTCTATCTTTAATTTCCCAAGACGTATCTTGAGTTTTTGCTTTTACAGCCATAATATAATATAATTTAATAATTTATAAGAGTAATAATTACCCCCGTCAATACAACGAGGGTAACAATTACATTAATTTACTCTTGTCTATACAGTGAACAATACAAAATTGTTTGCACCTTGTACACATAAACATCTTTCAGATAAGAAGTGAACTTCCATTGCATCAAGATCAGAAGTGTAAGCACCTCCAACAGATCCAGTAATCCAGTTCTTCATTCTTCTGTCGTCAGCTTGAGAAGCTCTATAACGAACGTGTAAGAATGGACGTCTGATGTTTGTTCCTAATACTTGGTCATAAACTGTAGATGTTCCAGCAGGTACTAATACCCCTTGAATATCTCCAACTTGAGAGCTAGTTAAAGGTTGAGCACCTCCACGAGTAGAAGCATCGTTTAAGTATTTCCAGTCAGTTTTGTAGAAGTCATAAGAACCTCTTCTGAATCCAGAAAAACCTAAGTTTAATGCCATATCTTCAGAGTTTTCAAATACACCAAAAGAACTTCCACCACTATATAATCCAGCACCTGCAGGAGAACCTACACCAGCTAACATATCATCAAACGCAAGGTTAGTACCTCTGTTTAAAAATAACATATTCTCTTCAATTGCTCCTTGAGTATCTAAATTCTGTAAGATTGCATCGAAACCAGCTAATCCAGTTGCAGCATCAAATCCAGCATTTACATTACCTCTACTTTTTACAGCAGCAAAGAAACCTTCAGTACCTTTCTTACCAGCAGCTAAAGCTCCAGATCCAGCCGCAGCTAATTCTCCTTCTACTACAGACATTTCTAAATAGTCTTCAAAACGTAAACGAGTTTCAGATTCAGCTTTTAAATACCATAAGTATCCACCAGTTCCGTCTTCAGTAGCAACTTCAACCCATCCAATTTGTGCAGTGTCAGATCCAGATACAACGTATTTGTTTCTAATAATGATTGGAGAATTGTTAAATTGTGTGAAAGAAGGAGTAATGCTTTGATAGTTATCAGCATTTAATGTAGATCCTTTTGAATACTCAGAACCATATACAAAGATTTTTAATCCAGCAGCACCAAGACCAGCAGTTGTAGCTGCAGTATAAGGAGCAACGGTTAATACACCTGTTGCAATATTAGAACCAGTTACAAGAGCTTTTAACTCAGTGTTTGTTGCAGGATCTAAAATAACGATTGTTTGGTTTATAGAAATAACGTTAGCAACATAATCAGCAGGATTTGCTGGTGCTAAGGCAATAGGAATTGTAAGTCCGTTAGCTCCATCATTTGCTACATCAGTATATGATACATGTAATCTATTTTGCTCAGACCAAATTACTTGATCAGAAGTCATTGGCATTTCAGCACCAACCATACGTAAAAACCCAGATAAAGTTCTGTTACCATAACGCTCAATTTCTTGTTCGTAAATTTCTGGTAAATACTGTTGAGCAAAATCTGCTGTTCCGTCAGTAAAGTTTAAGTAGTTAGTATCTAATGCTTGTTGTTTTTGGGACGGCTTAATTGAGCCGAAGTCAGGTGTTAATACACTTGCCATAATTTTTTAATTTTTTTTGTTAAAAGTTTCGTTTTTTTATTCTTAATTTAGAAGAATCAGCGCCGCTAATTGCCCTTACTTTAAAGCCGTTAACAAATACATCACCAGGTGTGGACTGTCTAACTTCCGTAGTAACATTATTAGATTTAGCTGTTATGCCTCTAATAGCGTCTGCCTTACCTTGTTCATAAAAGTGTGTTGCTAATGCGTCTGGGTTCCTAGCTGCATACATAGCTTTGTGATACTCTGCAAAGTTTTCTACTTTACCGTCTTTGTTTAGGAACTTCCCAACAACAGTTTGTAGATCTTTTTGATTATCTTTTACATCGTTAGGATTTTTGATACCATACCTAAACGCTTTTTCTCCCAAGTTAAAATCAAAACCTTTGAAATTTTCGGAAAAATAGTTTTCAGTACCGTTAATAAATTCATCCCTACTTTGTGTAGCCGACTGCTCTTCTTGTTTGTGTCGATTAAAAAAGTCTGTAGCTTTTTGTTGCTCCTGAGTTACGCCTGGTCTCAACTTGATCTCATCGTAGTATTTACTCTTGGTTTCTTCTAAAAAGTTTCTAGCTTTGTTAATCTCCTCTTTAAACGCAAGTTTTTTCTTACGTATATCTCTATCCTCATCTAGATCTTCGTCGTAAAGGTAGTCTTCCATAAGCAAGTCTACATCGTCGTGTTCTAAATAAGGCTTTGTTTTTTTATAATATTCTCTTAATAAAGTTTTTTCATCAATCTTTGAATAGTCAGCGTTAAGCCTGGCATAGTCACTTACTGTACCTCCAGTCTCCTCCATAAAGGCAACTAACTTTTCAATATTTTCTGGTAATGGTTTGCCTAAAACTCTTTCGTCTCTTATAGCTTCCTTTACTTCATTTTCTACTTCTTTAATAACCGCTACTTCTTCTTTTGTTATTTCTTCAATAACAACTCCTAAATCTTCAACAACCTTGTTTGATTCAATTGAAGCAGGCTCTTTGTTTTCTTCAGCTACTTCAACAGCTCCGGTAATTACTACTGGTTTTTTTTCAACGACAGTTGTAGAAGGTACTTCTACTTTAGTTACTTCAGCTTCTTTAGGCGCTGCTAATTCTACTTTGGTAACACTTGCGTCATTCGAATACTTCTTTGGTTTTTTAGACTTAATTTTGAAGTCTCCTTCTTGCTTTACTGTTTCTGACATAATATAATATAATTAAATAATTAAAAATTTACTTTATCTAGGCTCGAATCCTTCGAGTCCAAACCCACCAAGAACATCATTTCCAGATGATTCAAAGTTTTTAGGTGGAGCATTATTTTGACGTTGGTTTATTAGTTCACTTTGTTGAGTACCTACTATTTTAGCCCTTTCGTCTTTTCTATCTTCTTTTTTAGATTCTTTACCGGTTTGAGCTTCCCCTTGAGCAGCAGCTAATTGCATATTGTAATTAAACTCTTCGCCCATTAGTTGTTTCTTAATATTAGCTTCTTGTTCTAATAATTGTATTTTAAACTGAAGCTTTGCTTGCTCTAATTGTATTTGCTGTTCTGTAAGAACCTGTTGCTTTTGTGTTTCAGCTAAAGCTGTTTGTTCAGCTAATTGACCGTTTGCTTGGGCCTGAGCAGCCATATTGGCCTGCTGTGCTTCTTGATCCTTTTTTTGTTTTTTCTGTTGTGTAACTTTTAAATACTCATTTGCTGTTTTTATATTAGCAATACCACGAATATCAATAGCATCGTCTAGACCAATTAAACCAGCAGATAAAGCGGTTTGTACATTGGTTTCTAATTTCGCTCTTTCTTCATCATCTGGCTCTAATTCTAAAAATATACCAAAATCATGTATATTTAAAGTGGATAATTCTTCCAATGTACCAGCGTTATAATTACTTATTGATTGCCTTAATGATTCTGCCGTGAGAGGGAACGCTAAAGCATCCGCTATTTTTAAAGCTATGTTTTCACAAATACCTAATGTTATTGATAACTGAGCTTGTAGGATATGTCTTGTAGCTGTATTAGAATTTGCTGCAGCCATTTTTTGAATACCAACTAAAGCGTTTTTGTCTGGAGTACTACCGTCTCTTGCTTCGTTTAAGCCAGTAACATCTCTTATCATTTGTAAATAGTACTGATAAGTACTTATTAAAGCACTTAATTTTGCTTGCCCATTAGAAGTTTGTAATTCTTGTATTGGCACTCTACCTCTATTTCCATCTCCATCCTGAGTAAGTGATCTACCTACTATCGAACCTGTTTGGAAATACATATTTAAAGCTTCCGCAGGATTATAATTAGTTCCATTACCAAGATCAACTTCTGCTAAACCATCCATATCTAAATACACTCCATCAGGAACCATTCTAGATAATACTTGCTGTATCTTTAAGTGTGTCAACTGAATCATATCGGCAAAACCAGTGGTTCTGCTTACTAAAGATTCTATCCTACCTTTATACATTCTAGGTGCGCAAATACTGTAATTCATTTTGACCTTAGTAGTATCAGCATATGGTCTAGTCATATTTTCAGCTAGTTCCCATTTAAGCATAAACTCTTGACCTAATACTTTTGCTCCAGTATATAAAACTTCTATAGATCTAGATACTCTTTCAAAGTTATCGTTAGGTGGTGGGTTAAATGTATCTGGTTTTTCTAAAGATTTTTCCAGGCCTGTTTCATTCTTTTTAATTTTAAATACTTGGTCGGAATATGTTTTGTATTCAAAAAATAATATGCTAACTTGGTCGTTGTTAGCTTCTCCTAGAGTATTTCCTCTTAAATAATTTGAGCCAGATCCATACTTATTTATTTGTTTTAAATCTTCATCCGTTAAGTGCGGGAATAGCTTTTTAAGCTCCGCTAAGGAGATTGTTTTAACTTCCCCTACATAATATATATCATCAAAATTAGGGTCCTCTGTATAAGAGTAAACCAAACTAGCAGGATCCACATAATCAACAGTTATTCCATTGCTTACATTAAAGTCAGTTTTAGTAGCCCCAATACCTAGCACTACTAAATCATATATTATTCTTCTTCTTTTTTCAGCATACTTGTTTTTATCTAAAACAGTATTAATAGCTACTTCTTCTGCTATTTCAACGCTCTCCTTGTATTCAAGTTGCATTTTTAAAGATAATTCTTCCACGTTATTAGGAAGTTCCTCTGGATTAGTAGAATATAAGTTAACACCTAATGTTTCTTGCACGTTATCTAAAAAGTCTTTACCTGCCATATCACGCATAATCTTGTCTGCGTAATCAGTTCTTTTCTTTACAGATTCCGGATCTTGAGCAAATGCTTTTATTTCATAAGCTCTTTGAGACATTCCGTTTACTACGATATCAACAAACTTTGATAAAATTGGAACAGGTTTCCAGTCAAGATTCAAATAAGATAAATCACCGTTGATGGCTAATTCATCTTTGTATTTTTGTATTGATTGCTCTCCTCTCGCATAAAGCTTTAGTCTATGATAATTTTGATAATTAGAAACAAATCTATCACCTCCTGCGTTATTATTTCTAAACCATTCATTTTCAATAGCCCTTCCAACAAGAGATCCGTATTTTAACGACTGCTTTTCCCCATCAGATACTATCTGATCAGGAAATGAACTGTTATAATTAGTTTGTATCATTTACTGTATTTTTGAGCTATAACCTTTGTTATTGTATTTTTTTATTCCTAACGATATTGGAGCAATTGCTCTTTTTGCATTAGGCCTATATTTGTGTTTATTGCAAGCCATTATAGCTAATCCCGAGCTTATAGACGCATCGTGCTTAGTTCTATTATTTATATTAAATTTAGCCCAGTCTTCAAGAGTTCTTTGAAAGTACATATTTCCATAGCTTTCATCTTTAAGTCCAACGTGGTCTTCTATGTACGCTTCTATAGCGGCTGCGTGCGCTTGCTTTATATCTTCACTAGAGTTTGGTATCCCACCTATTTCTTTTTCTGTTACAGATAATTTATTTAAAAGCTTATCAGGCCTGTTCATTGAAAATCCTCTGTATCCTCTTCTTCTAAAATGATACAACAATCTAGGCTTATTGTTTTCGCATAATAACGGCATACCATAAAATATACATGCCATCAACACATCTTCAAAAAAGATATCAGCCGTCTGAGGCCTAGCAATATATTCTAAGAAAAAACAATTAGATGGAGCATTTTCCATGGTAAAAGTAGTTAACCCGTGCAAAGCTCCGTTAGATCCTTTACCGTCAACAGTACCGGATATATCATAACTATCACACCCTAATGCCCCCATTAACTCATTTCCAGGGTATTTATTTCCATTCTTTAATATAATATTGTTTTGAAGATGATGATCTGGTATCCAAGAAACAAAAAATCTACCGCTTTTATTTGGTACAAATACTACTTTTGTGTCTGGTATTCCTCCTTCCCAATGAAAGCTACCTTGTGTAACTACATTAGTATTTCTTAAATCTTCATTGTAATCTATTTGTTGATATATCTTAGTAAGGTTAAATAAGGATTGTTTAGCCTCATCCCTGAATGCGTGCTTTTCTGTTCTAGGAAATTGTCTATAAAATTCATTTAAACCATCTTGATCATCTTGTAATCCTTCAACTTCATTTTCCCAGTATTCTATTACTCCTAAATCTATTTTAATTCCATCCGGCCCGTAAGTAGACTTTGCAGGAGTGTCAAATACAGGTGTACCATATTCATCAATATAACCTTCGTAGTTCCACTCCATAGGTATAAACAAACTGTATAAACCAGATCGTGTTTGCCCATTGGCATTTCTTCTAGTAACATCAGAGTCGTTATATAGCTTTTTAAAATTAGCACCTCCTTTATCTAAAGCGTTAGAGGTTGACCCCATCATACATTTTCCAATAATCCTAGAACCTAATCTTAACGTTGTTTTGGTAACCCTCCAGTTATTGAGGATATTGTTCGGCCTTTCCCATTTCCCACTCTCATCGTGGACGAGGAGCTTGAGTTTCTCTCCATCATATGCATTGTCGCCCGTGTTTTTCCAATCGATTGTGGTGTCCAGTCCCGCAATGATCTCCGTAGCTTTATTCGAGTCGAGTCTCCTCCTGGTAAACTTCGAGGCGGGGACACGATAGGCGAGTTCCGTCTTCGGCCTGTCCATTCCGTCCTGTACTGGTTTAAAGAAAAAGGGGTAGTTAACACTAATG